AGCTGACTTAGGATATTGTCAGTTATTTAAGTTCAAGTGTGCATCCAGACGTACTTGTGACGCATGGCTTTATGGAGGTCCGATACAGTAATGGCTGATTTGGCTCGTGAAGGCGGAAGAACAGAACGGTATTTACCTAAATCCGCGTGGGCGTCTTTAAGCGCGGAAGAACGTCGTGCTACAGATGAAAAAAAGAAAGCCGCAACCCGTGGGAAACCTGTAAATACTCAAGTTTCCAATACCGAGAAGGCTAAAGAAGCAAGACGTAAAGCTTCCAAGTACATTGAAAGAAAGAACTCTTAATCATGGATCAGTTCCGTCGCGCCGCTAATTTTTACGCTCAGGCTTTTGACGCTCAAAGTCAAGCTGCGGATGCTCAACAATTTCTGCAGCAGCCCGGTGTTGAAAATGTCGGATACGCCACGGATCTTGCGTCCCAACCGACTGGTGGTCCCGTTCCGCCTAAGTTCGGTGCGTTTGGTGCCTATAAGGAAGATGATGGTCGTGTAGAGGATATGAAACGCTTTATGCTTCGTAAGTCACTCTCAAAGCAAAATGGTTCCAACGGCATCGAATTCAGAGCTGGAGGCGGAACTCCTACCCAATCTATGAGCTAATATGTTGACAGTTAAATGTAGGCACCGTGCTCTTTGATTGCTTTCTTTATTTTGACGAAAAAGAGCTGTTAGAGCTTCGCTACAACATCCTCAAAGACGTTGTAGACGGTTTTATTATTACTGATGCAAACAGAACATTTAAGGGCGATCCTAAGCCTTTTACGTGCGTAGATACAATTCGTGAGCTTGGTTTGCCTGAAGATAAACTTCAGGTTCTCCATGTGGAACTACCTTCTCCCGAAGAAGTGTTTAATCCTTGGATGCGGGAATACGCCCAACGCGATGCACTTGCTGTGGGTATGCGGATGACGCCTCCGGATTCTGTTTTCTTCTTTAGTGACGTAGACGAGATTCCAAAACCTTCAGCTTTGTTAGAGGCAGTCGAACTTGCAACAGCAAATCCCGAGCGTTGTATCCGACTGTCTATGCCTATGTTTTATGGACGTGCGGATTTGAGGGTTGTTGATCCCGAACAGGATTCCTCTAAACCTCCGACAAATTGGACTTGCGGAACAGTTGTGCTCCACGAGCATCTGGAGCAGACTCTTTCACAAATTCGTTGCAATCCAAACGACTATATCGTTGGTGACTGCGATGCAGGGTGGCATTTTTCATGGATGGGGGATGCAAATCGTAAAAAACGTAAGGTAACATCGTTCTCTCACTGCTATGACGACATCCCTAATGCTGTAGCACCCGCCTATAGCCAGGAAATGCTTGATTTTATCGAGCAATATCAACCAGAAGCCGGTGGGACTGACCCGTTAGGGCGTAAAGATCACGTTTTAGTTCCGTATTCGCATGATCTTTTGCCTCCAGAATTGTTTAAGATAGATCGTGTAAGAGAGTATTTGCTTCCAAATGGCTGATCGTATGCCTGAAGGTCTCCGTAAGCATTTTGAGGAGAAAAACGCTTCAGAAGACAAAAAAGAAAAGCACAAAGAAGCCCTTCACAAAGCTAAAAAAGCTAAAATGAAGCGCAAAATGGAGCAAAAAGGCTAAAAAGCTACATATTTACCTTTTTTAGGTTCTAATTTCGAATGCCCGCCGACAACCTTAGTGTCCGTCAACGTTTTAATGAGATCCTAGAGTCGGCTCGCACTCAGGATCGCAGTAAACAGGCGGCCACTATGGTTGTTCTGAGTCATTTGCAGCAAATGACGCTGCTGATGATGAAGAAGGGTCTGTTTTTCTACTGCGAGCAAGACACCTACAAAGCTCGAAACAAGTTTTTACAGGATTTAATTGCGCTTAACAAGCTGGACATTCGTTTTCCAGCCGTTATCCGCAATTTTCTGATCGACGGCTGTGGTTTGTTCTACTTCCGTCCAGATGAAAAGCTCAAATATCAAATTTATTTCTTTAATAAAAACCAGTACAGGGTTTATCACGATATTAACGGCGAGATTGAAGAAGTCATCATTATCTACAGCTATAAAGTTCGCAATTCGGCTCTCGGGTTGCCTTCAGAGACTTACGGGCAAAATAAACGCTATGTAAGGCTGTCGATTACTGCAGATACAATTTCTGAGTTTGAATCCAATAGTGAATTAAGTTTTGAGCTCGACCCTGGCACTGTTTTAACGCCAAAAAATAGGCGTCCAAACACGCTTGGATTTATTCCTGCGGTTGAGGTTTTAAACAAGCCGAACGCAAGCGGAACAGACGGCGAAGGAGAATTCGAACCGTTCATGGAGCAGATTGTGCTTCATGATCAGATGGTTTCGAATATTGCGAAGAATATTGAGTTCTTTGGCAATCCCACGCTGATTAGTTCGCGTCCACGTAGCGATCTTGTCGAAGCTTCTGACGCTGATCGGACTTTCAGGCCCACAATCAGTAGTCAAAGTGGTTTTGGTGGCATCGATTCTCCGTCTACTCGGGTAGCTGAACCGTTCGGCTCTAATTCCGCTCTTGGCGGATTAAGAGTTCCTCGGATTATTGCGAACGTCGAGCCCTCCGACCGCGTGGGCTACATGACTCCGGACCCGGTAAACGGGGACATGAATCGTTACGCTTTATTACTGCGTGAAGAGATTCGTACTGCTTTAGGTGGCGTCGATGAGATTTCGATCTCGGCTGGTGCCACTGCCACGGAGATTAAGGGTCTGATGGGTCGGGCTCAGGCGACAGCTCTTCGTAAAAACAAGAGCTTCTTGACCTACGGATTCTGCAAGTTGTTGGAGATGATTCTCTACCATCAAGAGCAGGTTTTCCGCGAGAGTTTTATTCAGGTTATGGGGATGCTACCCCCTAACGCACCTAAAGAAGAAACAGAAGAGTCGGTTGCTAGGTATCAAAAGAAAATTAATAAGTACGAAGATCAAGTTACGGTTGCTATTCAGACTGCTGTCACCGAGAACAAAGTCCCACGTGGTGTTTTCGGTCTACCACCTGATGGTGATCGGGAAGTTACTTATAGGTTCCAAGGTGATGTTTATGAAGACACCGCCTATGACGTAAATCAAAAATCTATTGTTGTTCGAAATCTTCAGGAGCTTGGTGTTGATAGCGTCGAAGCTCTGAAGTATTTGTTCCCGGATAAAACGGATACTGAGCGTGCAGAAATGTTGAAGGGTTTTCCCTTCCGAATGATTCAACAAACTCAGGGCGCTTTTCAGCAATTTCTACTATTATTGAATCAGATGTTGCAAGCGCCACATCCACTCGCGCCGAATACGCCCTTAGCGGCTGATCCTCGGCTAAACCTAACGCCCTTGCTTTATAGGACGTTTGACCACCTTGCGCAAGAACTGACTTACTCGGGCAGCTATGAGCCAGCAGATCCCAGCTTCGATCCCGAGCCCGGTCTCCCCGGCGGTAGCAGCCCCTCAGGCCGCTCCCTCGGCGGATATGGGCTCAACCGCCTACCCGCAATGGGTGGCAACTACCCAGGGGGCGCCTTCGGCAACTATGCCCCAAGCGCCGTCGCCGGTACAACAGGTTACGGCCCCTTCTACCAGCAACCAGTCCAGCCAGTATCCGTCGGCTTACTCCCCGTCCAATCCGTGGGAAGCAGCGATGGGCAGTTTGGAACGGGTGGTCTCACGCCTCTCCCCGTCCCCCAGCCAGACAGCACAGTATCAGCAGAGCCCGGCACAAATGCCGGATACTCAACTGTACAGTCAGAGTTCACTGGCCCAACCGTATCTTTACCAGGCACCATCGGCTCAGCCGACCTCGTACAGCAACGGGTATACGACCCAAACTTCCTCTCCGACTTCTACGGACGCGCAACAGAGCGCTCAGTTAAGTCCCGCAACAACCGCCGTCGTTAATCACTTCGGCATTGAAGCTCCCGGCATTCTGAATCAGTATGCCACGGTGCTTGAGGATGCACTGATTCAGCAGCACTCGGTGCTGGAGAATGTTGCAGCTCGCGGTCTGGCTATGGAGACCATCCTTACTGACCCGGATCATCTGGCCGATTACACCAATCGGTTCTTTACCGAGGTTTACCCTGTGGATGAGACTGCTCCTACCGAAAATTACCAGCCCCGCTACGACCAGCTGCCTGCTGTTCCGGCTTCGGCTGGTGCTGGCGCTCCTAGCGCTGATCCCCAAATCCAATGGCAAGGCTTTGGCCAAGTCATGAATCAGAGCCCCGAGCAAGCTTGGCGCTACCTGAGCCAAATGGGTCCTGAAGCTTTCCGCAGCAAGCTTCTTTTCCTGGATCAAGCCTGATAGAATCTGTTCGGAAGAAACGTGGGAGTCCCCGAGGGTAAAATCTCGGGGATTTTTTTTATAATTAAACCAGTTAGAGGTTTTTATGCCCTTTGTGTCAGATAGCCAAAGACGCAAATTTTACGCGATGGCTGAGCGGGGAGAAATATCTAAAGCCAAGGTTGAGGAGTATGAAAAAGAAACTAAAGGCGATCTTCCTGAACGTGTAAAGGCGAAGAAAAAAGCAAAGAAGTATACTGAATCTAAGAATAAATAAATTCATGCCGAATCCTCTTGGTCGCCGTCGGTCTTCGACTCCTTCTATACAGGAAGTTGAGCAACTGAAGCAGGAACTGGATCTGTTAAAAGCTCAGTACAACGCCGATATGGCAAACATCAGTGCTGACATGAGCACGTTGAACAATATCGTTGCAGCTTCAGGTCAAATCTGATTTAGTTAAAACTTAGAATGAGGCTATATGCCATAGCCTCGTGGGATACATTCCGCTGACGAACTATAAATATGATTCTGGTCTGCATCAGATTCAAAGCGGACCTAATCATGAATCTTATTTAGTTGTATCTTCTGGCATCGTTGATGTCGGAGCTGATCTCGGTCGCATTACACCGGGACCCCCTAATAGCGGTTCCTGGTATTTAACGGATGACTGGCGTGTAGCTCCACAGGCTGTCTCGGGTTACTGGATTGATTACACCCCTGGTGTTGCGTATCAACCAAGCGGGGCTCTTAGTGCTGAAGAAGGATATAGACCTTTAGGTTTTTCAACAATCGCATACGCCAAAGTTCAAACTTCCTTTAGTTCGAACTTCGGTGTTCGGCAAACATTGCCTTACACGTATTTCGGAGGTGTTGCGCCGGATAATCAAGATTACTCTCCTTATAAAACACCGGAGTCCAATACGGTTGCTGAAGGTATTACAGGAGGTGGGGTAACTCACGGTCGCTACGAAGGTGGTCTACTGACCACGGCTGTTGGTTCAGGTGTTGCTACACGAGCTGATTGGATATACAACCCTCCGGTCTATTGCCGTACATACACGGAAGCCACTAGGGCTCAAGTTCCTGGCTTGATGTCGGCTGTAATCCGCACCATCTATCGTGGCGGCTCAACGCGTTACGTTTCGAACTTGGGTTCGGTGTACTTCCAAGGTTCTGAGGGTGTACGTAACCTTGTCAGGACATTTAGTGCGTCTGTTAATTCGAGCAATCAGAAAGGTTAAACGCTAAAAATGCGACAAGAAAGTGTTCACATAGATGTTTTTTCGTTAAATTAAGTATGTAGTTTTTCGGAGGTTGACGCTTTGTTCGTCGACAATGATTTTCCGAAGCTGCTCGGTGCAGAGCTCTACCGTCCGCATCCCGCGTATGTTGTAGAGATGGCTGCAGAACCGGTTGACAACCCAGCCGCCTTTCTGAGTAATCAGAAAGTGACAACCCGGTGAATTGCTGGAAACCCTTCTTAAAAGATCCAAACCCTACAACGTAACTGGTGACAGTAAGCGTGAACGGTTAAAAAGTTTGGATTCTGGGGCAATCAGCAGCCAAGCCTCTCAGGAATGAGTGGAAGGTTCATCGACTAGGACATACGATCCAGACCGGATTATGAAGTCCACTAGCGCCGGGGCTCCCAGTATTGTTCGTAATTTTTTAATTTACGTTCAATACCTAACTTAGATTCTCCGTAAATAGCTCTAATTGCTTTAGCGTCCCTGATGTAACCTGGAAGATTAAACAATTGTTTTCCACGTTGTGTAGTTTCCTTTTTTATAAGGAGTTTGACTGCACTTACATCGAGAATCCAAGTTTGAAGTTGGTTGGCAAATTCTTCAGAAGCAGTGGTTACTTTAAAGCGTCGTTCTGTTATGGATCCGTCGCCGTCCCACACGCCTCTGAGGAAGTCCTTTTTAAATTCACGGAGGTCACAAAGAAGTTTTAAGGTGTGTGATTTGTTTGGAGTTATTCCTAATTTCAACAAGTCTTCTACCATGGATTTTTTACTAAGAACTAAGACTTTTTGAGGAGCACTAAGCTTCCCATTTATCTTAGAAGTCTTAGTTTTAAGTTCAGGTGCATCTTCACCTAAAAACTTTCTAAATTGCTCTAAAATTAGACTATCTTCTTCTTTTAAAGCAATTCGTACAGCCGTTAATCTAGGACTTATGTTTCCATCTGATGCCAGCAAACCTAAAAAATAAGCTTTATCAGGTGAATCGATGACCTTAAAATACCGGTCATCATAACTCATAAAAGAGTAAGTTTCTCCTGATTTTCTTATTCGTTTACCTGTTTGCTCAAAATAAGATGGAATACCTAATTGCTTTCTAGCTTTATAGAACGTCACCATTGTTACTCCTAGAATTTTTGCTGCTTCGACATCTGGCATTTTTGATGCCAACTCTCGAATAACAGCAGGGTCGGGAGAAAAACGATTGTAACGAGTCATTTTGGGAGCAAGATATAGTCAGTGCTCTGAGGATGAAAAACTCAGAGAGTGGATTTGAACCCGCAAATCCTAACACGTGTTGTTCACGACTTTTCCAAACAACCCGGCCAGACCGTTCAGCTTGACCGTTATCGTTTCTGGGGCAACCCTGGCTCTAAGGAGTCTCGGGAGCGCACTGCTGAGCAGACCATCGGTACTGCCAACAGCAGAAACATTGTGAAGGACAAAGTACTGGTTACTCTTCGTGAGTACACCGGTCCTGCGGACCCTTCCGATCCCACTCAGCCGAGCACCTTTAAGATTGCTCGCGAAACCCTTATTACTGCTCAACGCCTCTTGTTGGATACCGGTAACCTTACCGCTTTCCACCAGTCGATCGGCTCCCTGACTCTGCTCGACGACTATCGTCGTTGGCGTGATCGGGTGTTCATCAACGAACTCCTGAAAGCTGTTTCCAAGGGTCAGTCTTCTGACAGCCAAGGCGGTTACTACTACCCCGGTGATCTCGCCGTCGGTAGCCTCACCTACGCCAACGCCGAGCAAGCTAAGTTCGACGTTAAGGATGACCTGCTGCGCGTGGTGAAGAGCCTGCGTAAGCGGAACACTCCTACCTACCAGGATGGTTTCTATCGCTGCGTTTGCGATCCTACTTTCCTGATGCACCTGCGCCAGAACAGCGACTTCCGTGAAGTTGCTCGTTATCCCGGCAATGGGCAGATCAACCCCCTGATGTCCTCGATGCAGCCCAACGCTGCCATCTACATGGGTCAGGGCTTCGGCCAAGCCACCTTCGTGGCCGGTGAGCCGATCATGCCGACCGGTTTCGTGTTCGAAGGTGTTCGCTTCTTCGAATCGACCAACATGCCTTCGCAGAGCCAAACTGCGACCATCGGCGGTACTTCGTCTTCGTACGAGTCTGCTATCGGTATGTTCTTCGGTCCGCAGTCTGTTGGTGTCGGCATCGGCGGTAACAACGCCCAAGTGCTGCTCAACAACAATGACGATTTCAGCCGTTTCATCATGATGATTTGGAGCCTGTACGCAGGTTTCGAACTCCTGAACGCTGACTTCGCCACCATTGCCTACTCATTCAACGCTTGAGGAGGTAATTAATCATGACTGTTAATCCCGCACAAATCTCGGTTGCCAAGATTTATCCTGGTAACTACACCAACGTTCTTCGTTATTGGCACGAAGAGAAGTCCGTCGTTTATCTGAACGAAAACGGTACTTCGGAAACTCTGACCAGCCAGCCCGTTGGCGGTCCGGTTGGTGTTATCTTCCAGCCCGGCTGGATTGCTCAGCAGGCTATCGGCTACGTCGACCTGTCTTATCAGGCTCTGGGTAGCGTTAACCAGCTTGAGTATTACACCCAACCCTACGGTTCGGGTCTGAACGGTTCCAACGGTTCCTTCAGCAGCGCCAACGTCATCATCCCCTCCCCCGATTATCACAAAGATATTCGGGCTGACATCACGAACGGTATTACCGTTCCTTCGGGCGCTTACGTTTACCGGACTTCACTCCGTGTTGACGGCGGCGACGTGATCAGCAGCGGTGTTGGTGGTGGTTCGGCCACGCCTCAGCTGACCCTTGTTCCCGCAATGAACCAAGGTCTGCGTGCTGATGGCACTGTGGTCTCCGGTAAGTTTGGTGTTTCGGTTACTGGTTCGAACAGCCGCATCGAAAACGGTACGTTCAACTCGGTCAACATCATCAACTCCAACAACCTGTCTGCTCTGACTGCAGACACCACTTGGAACCTGTTCGCTACTCGCAACCTGGGCGGCGTTGCTGCTTCCGGTTTGACTCTGGCTTCGGGTGTCTACGACCCCCGCGCTCAGTCTGGCAAACTGGCTGGCAAGAACAAAGCTCTTGGTATCTGCGAAGTTTGCTGGATTGTTCCGGACGAAGCGCCCAAGCGCGACGATCTGGCCCTGCAGCCTGGCGGCCTCGTGGAATCGAGTGTGTACACTTCGACTGTCCCGGCCTGATAAATTTAGGAAAAATAAAGGCCCCTCTTCGGAGGGGCTTTTTTATTATCTATTTGTTCTGGACAAAAATTCTTGTAATTGTTGTAATCGTTCAGTAGGGTCGGCGGAAAATTGTCCTTCTTTTGTTAACGGATCAGTTTTATCGACAATATAACGCGCTGCTGCTTCGCTGTTAAATTTATCTAGAACTTTTGCTGCTTTTTCAACTTCTTGGGGATCCTGCCACATTTGAAGCATAATATTTTCTGCAGCATTCACAATTCTCGGATCTCTCCCTGAAGTTATTGGAGGGCTTTGTAATCGCGCTTTTTTTGCGAAATCTAATTGCTTAGCAACATCTCCAGCTAATCTAACTACCGTAGGTGCCATATTAGTAACTCCCAACGGATCATAAATATTGGTAGCTAATCCAACTGCACCAACAGGAATTGCTCTAGTTACAGCTCTCTGTATAGGAACTCCAGCTTGAATTTGATCAGCTGCTTCCAAAACTGTATTTAATATGTCACCGACACCAGGAGTAGCCCTTAATAGTCCACGCAAGTTTCCCGCGAATTTAAAAGCAGGCATTTTTTCTCAAGCTCTTAAGTCATTTTAATGTAAAATTGTCACAGATACTGTTCACATAATGACTGCTACACAGGCCAAAGAATTCACTTACACCCCCAACGGTGTAAAAGTAGAGGTTGTCAGCTCACACGATGAAGGAGAATACTTCATGGTGCGTTCTTTAACGACTGGAAAAGTTTTCTTTGCCCACAAGAACCAGATTGATGAAAAAGTTACAGAAACCAAGGAGAGCGAAAAACACGTTAAGCAACGTCGTGGTCGGCAGGTAGTTAAGCCGGAGGTGCAAGCATTCACCCGCATCAACATCAATAGCGCCACACCGCAGCTTTTAACGCAGGTTCTTAAAGGCGTAGGAATGAAGACCGCTACTGAAATTAAGGAGCTACAACAAGCTCAACCGGGTGAGCGCTTTACCAAACTTGATCAGTTGAAGTCCATTAAAAACATCAACTGGGACGAAGTTTTAGAAGGCGATCACGTTTATGTCGAATAATTTTTAAGTAATTTAGAATAAAAAAAGAGGATAACAACACCCGTGGCACAGTTAAGCACGCAAGAGCTAGAACAAATTCAAAGTTACCTAGCTCAGCAAGGTGTTGTTTTTCAACCTGATACTACAGACGCTACTAAGCGCGAAGTAGTTTATGCCGCGATTAATCAGCTAACGCGTAATCCGGCACAGGTATTTGGTTATAGGCTTGACGATTTTAACTTTAGTCGTACAGCATATCACCTAGGATATAACATCGCTACTGTTCCTGCTGGTGATTACGCCAGGTTAATGGAAGCGTGTAATAGTATTCCTAGTGAATTCTACTACGATAAAATTGTCCAGCAAATTGAGCGCTGTGAGGAAGCTGAGAGGCTAACTGAGCTTGCCACGGGTCGAGCAACTAGCCGTCAGGAAACAATTCTTGGTGACGTTAGTCGTTCAATTAATATTCAAGATAAGCGTGAAACTGCTCGTATTTGGCGAGAAAACTATCTGTATGAGTGTGATCGTTTAGCGCACATGCTCTACGTCCCAAATTACAGAGACCCCGTGGCAGCTCGGTATCGTTTTGAACGTAGTGGTGCTGAATTTATTCAAGCTATACCTGGACCTCCTGATATTTCGCGATCTGATCGTTTGTACTTCTATGCAAACTGGCGCTAAGATAACTACAGGATTTTTGTACTTAGATGTCAAGTCTTTTAGATCAGGTCCGCAGATTTATGCAAGGTGAGCTTCTTAAAAGAGAAGCAGGTAACACACTAGGAGAAGCTTATAACTTTAAAAAATCTGTAAGAGGAAATAGCGCACCCTTTATTCGTACGACTCCTGTTGAACCGAATGTCCGCCCTGTTGCAGCTCCCGCCAGAGAAGTTATGCGAACTTCTCCTGGTCAGTTAGAAATTCCTTTCGGTGGTGTTCGGACTGTACGTCCGACGACTATGCCCGCTCGGAATGTTCCTATGGGGCGCCCTGCACCAGAACCCGCTTTTCGCACTTCAGTTAATCCTGCTCCTCGGCCTGAGTTTACTACTACTCGTCAACCACTTTCTCCTGAAGAAGCCGCCCTGTTAGAAAGCGATCCGGGAACTTTTCGTTCAATTCAAGATTTAGCTAACCGCGCTTCACAAAATTTTGGTGTTGAAGTTCGACCTGGCGATCTTCTACGAGGAGATGTTAACAAAACATTACAAGCTTTAGAGAATCAAGCTCTCATGCGTAGCGGACGGGGTGACATCGCTCCTCCTGGCGTTACTGCTGGTTTAGCCGGTAGGCCCGGAGCTCTTGTTCCGTCTCCCGGTGGACGTGCAGTCGATGCTTCTATTTTGGAAGCTGCTATCCGCGACGTGACTCCCGGCGCTAGGAATCTGGGTGGATCACGCGAAGCAATGGAGACCGTTAGCGCAGGTGCTCGCGGAACTTCGGAAATGCCGGTTGATGTTGCTTTCCGAAACGCTACCGGTGGTGTACAGCAATTAGATCTCGGCTCACTCCTTCGCGGACTCGGCCTGGGTGCTGCTTCTGCTGGAACAATGGCTGGTTCCGCCGCTTTAGTTAACGCCTTTAGGCCGGAAGCTGAGCAGGCTCAGACCCCAATGGGTCAGCCCACGGCTACTCCGGAAACCGGACCTTTAACTCCTGCGGTTACCGGCATTGTTGAATCTTCTTTCCCCACTATGGGAGCCGGTCAGCAACTCCCTTCTCCAGGATTTATGGGCACTCCTGCCGCTCGTACCAGGCAGAGTGAGTTAATTCAAGCTATTCAACAGGCTAAGGCAACTTCAAAAATGCCTTTTATGCCCGGCACTCCTACAGCTGAAAATTATCCTGATATTGCTGCTTATTATGCGCAACGCGAGCGTTACGCTAGTCAACCTAATGTTTCTCGTGCTCTCGTAGGCGAATTAGCCCAGCAAGATCCCCGTTATTCGGAGACCGATATTCGTACTTGGGCTGGTTCTAATCCCGAGTTGACTTATGAATTATTAGAGCGGATGAAGGGAAATCGCGCTATGCCATCACAACAAATGCCTCAGGCACGTGGCGTTGAAATTTCTACTCCAATGGGTACTAATTTTACTAACAATGCTCTTGGGTCTGCTTCCGCTGCTGTAGGTGCCGCATTTGGGTCACAAGGAGCAGCTGATATTGAAGCTACTGTTACACCTCAATTTGTTGAAAGTTTACAACCGTTACCTCCGAATTACCAGAAAGCTCTATCGCGAGCTCGTATTCCTATGGGATACTAGACTTTCTGTAGATAAATTCCTTACTTTAAAAAACTATGGGCTATTTCGATAACTACAACAGTTCGAATTTTTATAATTACGGTAGCGCTGATTATGACGCCTACCGTGATTACGGACCAAATCCCGGCTTAGTAGATTACTATGCTGTCCCAAAAACAGACTATAGTCAATCTTTCAAGCCTACAGCAGAAGAGTCTAAATTTGACTTTCCTGGTTTTTTATACGGTGCAGGGGCTTTAGCTGAAGGAATAGGAAACGCCCTCCGTGGAGGCCCTCCGGTGCGTATGGCGCAAGAAAACCTTGCACGATACCTTAATAAGGGGAAACAAGATCCTCTAACCGCAATGTTGGCGCAAATTTCTCAAAAACAAGGCGCTACGAATAACCCTCTTATCCGCCCGCTTTTATCGGGTATGTTTGCTGACACCTTCTCTGTTTAAAATTTAATCATGGCAACAACAAGCACCAACAAATCTCCTTGTCTGATTGACCGCCCTTTTTTACGGGGTGCTCGGATTACAAACGCGACTTCAACCGTTTCTAATCCTTCCAACCCGAGTCTCGGGAATCTGATCCAATTAGTCCGTGTGGGTGACCTCCCAACTGAAGATGGTGCTTTTGTAGAAGATATAACCATTGTTTCGAACGAAGATTATCCGGACAACAGCGGTATCCGAACTGCTGATATTGCACTCTATGTGTACGCGCCGAATCAATCGGCTCCCTCCACGTCTGCTGCTTTGATGATTGGCCGATTTGAAGTCGGCTTAAGCGGTAGTACCTTCGGTTATCCACTTCCAATCCAACTTTTTGCTGTTAACGCTCCTGTGCCCCAGGTTGGAGACACCACGCTGATCGCTCCTATTCAGATTGGTAAGGGCGAAGGTCTGTACCTGGAGAAAGGTTACATTCTGTGTGCCGGTTATCTTGGTAACGGACCTACATCGGTCGCTGGTGGTCTGAGTCCTTCGGGTATTACCATCTGGTCTCAAGGCGGATTCTATTGATAAATGAGCCGCCGAAAAGGGTCGGACAATTTTAACTTCAACTCTTTTAAGGCCAACGAGGGCGTTAAACGTCCTCACGATGTTTTTGGAGCAGATAATCAAGGTCAACTTTCACGTCCGCTTCATTTTGAACGTAGATTTCGTCCAGCAACAAACACAAAAGATTTCAGTTTACTTAGTGATTATGATTACGCGTCATTGTGGGCACGTTGGCGCCGTGGTTATGAACTAAGCATGTATACGCAGCAAGCGTATTCCGGTTTAGTTTATTCGTCTTTTAAATATTATGTATCTGGTACCGCAGGGGTTGGCGGATATATACCGGGGATATTTTTTGCATATCCAACAAAAAGAGCGGATATGCGTATGCACCTCGTTGGAATACGCCCAAGAGATACATTTAACTTCCTTGACTTTGGAATTTCTGTAAGTTCTGTAAGTCTATATAACGAAAATACGTTTGCTGTTATTTTAAGTCAAAATTTTGGTTCGCCTATTTCGTACTTTAAAGGAGAGGTGCTTTCTAATCGTTTTAATTCAGATGGCACCGAAAAACCCTACGGATACAACAACTACACTGTTGTCGCTGTGGGTTTAAACGGTGTACCCAAAGAACCGAGTGTTAATCCGGAATTTAATACTTTATTTTTATCATTTTCCGAAGATAACAGTTGGTCTGTTGTTTCAAGCACTCAGTTATCTGTTCCCGCTTTGGGTCCACCGGCTGTTGGTGAATTTTTATCTACTGAAATTCGTACACAATGTACTTGCCAAGATTTTTTAGCGAGAGAGAGTTTTAACTTTTACAATTTGTCTTTGAAACAACGTTATCCTTATACAAAAATTTTAAATTTAGATCCTGGATTTTATGATGCGGGATCTTTTGAAGCAGAGCGTGTTTCTACATCGAATGATTTTCCGGGTTATGTACGTACATTCGGTTTTATTTATTTAACTAATGCGTATAGAACTCCTAGTTACGACGATACGCCTATATACTCAGACGTTAATTTATATTACTACCAACCAAAATGGTGTAAACACATTTATGCCGCATTTTGGGATTTACAGCGCAAATTTAATTTAACTAACAACACTTCATACAACCTTACACAGCCATCAGACGAACCATTAAATGAATATTACAGAGAGAAGTTTGAAAAAAATTTAAAAAAACAAACGGATTTCTTAAAACGAAACGAAGATTTTATTTGGTGGCAACGGTACAGTCCGTCGCTTAGTGGTTTGCCTAAGCATCTGTTGTATCCAGATAAATACAACGTCGTAGCTAAGACCCTAAACTTTGGACAGCTAGACGATTTTACAGAATTACAAGATACTAATTTTCAACTATTTACACTTGATGAATACAATCCTTTAAATCCTGCAGGGATTCCACAAGATACATATGATGGCGGTACATATTCAAATGGTGTCGCCACAAGCACTGCTACTGCAATTTTAGACGGAGGTCAGTACAGTAATGGTGTTGTAATTCCTCCTTCGTCTTTGTCTTTTTATATAAACGGAGGCACATACTGATATGACTTCTACTCCAGTTACTCTTTTATTAAAACGTTCTGGTAATTCTTCCGATAGACCTAGTGGTATATCCGTAGGGGCCGGTGAACCTGCAGTATGTTTTGGTGCAAACGATCCAGGTTTATATGTAAAAGATTCTGCCGGAAACATCCGTAAAGTTGGTCCCTCACATTATGGGGCAACTGCACCTAACTCCTCACCGGTTGGTCTTGCTGGGAATTCTGTCGGGGAGCAATGGGTCGACAGCTCCACAAGCTCATATTACTTGCGTGTCTGGACAGGATCCGCGTGGCAAAAAATAGGTGCCTTGTTTGCTGACTCTGCGACTATTGCCGGGAGTGCGGGTAGCGCTAGTTTCGCTACTGTTGCTGGTTCAACTATTATGGCTTCCGGTGCTGTTTTAGCATCCGGAGCTATAACAGCTTCTGGAGCTATTCGTGCATCCGGAACTATATCCGCATCCGGAGCTATTTCAGCTTCTGGAGCAATAATGGCTTCTGGAGCTATTTCAGCTTCGGGAGCAATAATGGCTTCTGGAGCTATTTCAGCTTCGGGAGCAATAATGGCTTCTGGAGCTATTTCAGCTTCGGGAGCAATTGTTACTTCATCTGTATTGCCTGGCGGTCTTCCAGCTGCTAGCACAAGTCCGTCAGGTTCTTTGGTTTACTTAACCGTTACTTCAGGTAGTTTTCCAAGTGGATTATACGTGCGAGCGGCTGACGCGTGGGCTCTTATTTAACCCCGAAGAGTGCTCTTGATAAACCAAGCAGCTTTGAACATTTCGCCCACGAGTTCGGCCATATAATTTTCAACATCGGGAGCTTTCAGTTCTTTCGCGTACTCACCGACGTCTTTAGCCTGCATACCAATATCTTCTAAGTTTTTTAAATACGTCATTAGCATATCGCGACATTCGTAGCTCTTAACATGCTTAAAAGGCTTGCACGCTCCAAGAAGTCCTTTTTCGCACATCGGCATGAACACGTCGAGAGTGCGAACAAACTCGGCGGTTTTATCAAGCTGATCGACGTGGGCTTCGTACTGCCCTTTTAAAAATTCGTGTACGGGCAAAAATAAAGGCCCTTCAACGTTCAAATGAATTAAATGTGATTGTATGTACAAATGTGTTAGAGCAGATGAAAGGGTCACCAGAAGAGAAGCTAGTCCCTCCACTGTGACCCTTTCTTGCGTTTCAACTTCGATTGTTTCTACTGCAACAGGTTGCCGTTGAAGCATCCCCGAAATATCTTCAGGGCTCGAAGTTGAGTAAACCATTTCAGAAGCTGCAGGCTGCAGCGGGTTCGAAGTTTTCTTCCGTTTCTACTTTAGCGGGTGCTGCGTTTTGAAGGTATTCTTCGAGAGCAGTGCGATTAACGCGATACAGCGACTTCGCACCATTAGGTTGAAGGTTTACATAGATCGACTTAGGCCACCCACCGGGCTGGTTGGCTTCAGAGAGCGCGATGCGCTTACGGACAAACCCAGAGCTGCAATTAAGAAGTTCTGCCGTTTCCGCAATCGTGAGAAGGGTTTTACTGTCCGTCATTTGGTGCTTTTAACAGGAAGCAACTGTGACATAGTAACCCTGATTTCATGTGTTGCAACGTTAGAAGTTGATCGTAATGCCTTTTTAAGGTTTCAATCGGTATAATCAATTAGGAGCTCATGAGTCTCATGACAATTCGTCTTGCTGGAGAAGTTTTCAAAAACTACAACTCTCCAAAACGTGATATTCAGGGCGGGAAACAATACGCTGTGGCTGCAAAAGAAGGCGATCAGGTGCGCTTAGTTCGCTTCGGTGATGCAAACATGGAGAATCGTAGTGACGATCCAGAACGTAGAAAGAACTTCAGAGCACGTCATAACTGCGATGAAAAGAAGAGCAAGCTAACGCCAGGTTACTGGTCTTGTAAAATGTGGTGATTTTAGTAACATAGTGTTAAATAGAAATACTAAGAAAACGTTAGTATACGGCTAGAGCGGAAATTTTTTGTTACAGCTATGCTGTATTTAGATGACCTCGGATCATGGGCCGGAAAAATTCGAAGGGGCATAACCACCTCTCCTGCGGGTTGACCCTGGAAGACGAGTTCACGCTGACACGCATACGAAGCAAGGCTCACGCGCTGAAATCTGGGCCTGAGCGTGACACCTTCTTTTGGACCACGGTGTTTCGTCTGATCTGTCGTGAGCGAGCTTATAAGACTGTGATGCAAGAAGTTGGTGTCCTTATAGATACCAACATGAGTATTTTTGACGATGAAGAACCGCAAACTGAAAGCGTCTAGAATCGAATTACGGCGATAAAAATTAGGGCGCACAATGAACGAAAGAGAATTTTTAGAAAAAGCTCGTTTTACGCCGGAAGCTCAGCGAATATTGGCTGTGCTTCGTTATGCCGAAGGTACTGCCGGAGCTAAAAATCCCTATGCCGTTGCTTTTGGTGGTGGAACTTTAAGCGATTTAAGTCGCCACCCCGACACAGTTTTTAAAAATAGGAGTGCTGCCGCAGGAGCGTATCAATTTCTTCCTGGCACTTGGCAATCTCACGCAAAAGCGCTTGGTCTCGGATCTTTTGGTCCGCGTGAACAAGATTTAGCAGCTTTGCGTGGGATCCGGAACCGCTTAATGCCTTTAGGAGGTCTCGCTGTCCTTCAGAAAGAGGGTTTTAGTCCGCGAGTGTCCGCCGCATTAGCCCCAGAGTGGGCATCATTACCCACATTAAGTGGTGCTAGCTATTACGGCCAACCTGTTAAATCCTTTAGTGATTTACAGCGTGTTTACGGACAAGCATCTCCGATCGGATTAGAAGGGCAACCGACTACGACGGCTAAAGCTCCCGCAAAACTTCCTCGGATGAGCTTTGTTGAGACAATGGGGAATGTTTTAAAACAGTTCGGCACCAAGGTGATGGGGCCTCAGAGCTCCGTGGGCGACAAAGCTGCTGATTATTTACAAGCTGCGGCTCTTGCTGAAGATCCTGAAGTTGCTGCGAAATATCAACAGTTGGCTATTCAAGCAGCAGGGGCAGACGATACGGATCTTGTTTCCAGTATTACGCAGATACCCGGACAACTGATTGAAGGTTATGCGACTGTAAAATCGTTTAACGATCGAGCAGCTCAACTTGAAGCATCGTTAAACGAGAATGATGTAGTTAGCAGAAACACACCTACGACTGGTATGGGGTTTGTCGCCCGTACAGGTAGTACAGGTGTTAGTACGGGACCACATTTAGATATTCGATACGCAAGTGGTCAACCTATTTCGCCTCAAGAATTAGATCAGTATTTACTCATTGGAAATAAACGCCCTAGCGAGCTTCCATTAACCAGCCCTTATGGTCCACGAACTGCCCCAACTGCGGGTGCTAGTTCGTTTCACAGAGGAATCGACATAGGTGTCGGTGCCGGAACCCCTATTTATACAACAGGTGGAGCTAAATTAGTCAGGAGCTATGGCGATACAGGAGCCGGTGGGTACACTGTAGGTGTTCAGATTCCTGGAAAAGGTGAAGTGCAGCTGCTGCACCTAACCCGAGGATCAAGTCCTTTAAGCGGACGAGGATAATTGAAACTCGACTGTTTATCGGTAATTTCTGTAAACTAAAGCTAGGAGTTTTTTGTACACATGGGCGAGTCACCAGCTGTTAGAGAAAGTCGTGCTGCGCGAGAAGCAATTCAAAATGCTGCTAATGAAGCCTATGAACGTCAAAAAGAACTTGTAAAAGACGTCGGGGACAAAGCCACTACGTACGAAACCAAAGCTAAAGAGGCTATTCCTGTTTTAAGTGCGATGGCCGGAAGAACTCCGACCGAATATGTCACTGGAACCCGTGAAGATTATAAAAATTATTTAGCGGATTTAACAAAGAAATATGAACCAGCATTATTAAATTTTAGACCTGGACTTATCGGTTCAGAATCTGCTGAGGGTTTAAATAAATCTCTTCTACAATCTGCAGGAGCTTTTACACAAGGTGTAAGTGATGTGGGGCGTAAGACTTCTGCGGATCTTTACCGCACTCTTTTAGCGGGTCCTCAAATAGCGCGAAGCTTGGCTGAAAGCAGCGCAACTAATTTAGCTTTAGATCCCGAGATTATGAGGTTAGCTACTAACCCTCCAATTAAGACTGAGTTGAATCCAGGTAAGCTGGGTTATTCGCAGTACATGCAATATAATGTTTAATGTAAAACGTCCTTCGTTTCATGAGCGTGAAGTTAATTTTCACGCCGAAGCGCCGTTTGCTAAACATGATTACCGTTATCGACAGCGATCCGATATTCGTTTAGCCGGTAAAGTCTGGGCGGAAGGTTCTGACGAAAGAACCCGTAGATTAATGCGTACGCGAATGTTCCGCAAAATGCGTAACGCCGCCGTGGGATTAGGTTTTGGAGCGAATGATAAGTTTGGACCAGACGAAACTTACGATACGCCTGATCCAATCAAACAAACACCCGACCAAGGTTACTATAGAGGTTACTAAAGTCGTATATACGTTTCTCAGTGTTTATAGAGCTGGGAAAGTAATAAACAAATCCAAGGCATCTTGTGTTATCAAGTTTATTTAACTCAGGTGTATCTATATACAAATTTGGTCTGTCTCTAAGTATGCACAGCGGAAAGTCAATTTCAAGTTTTTGAGTCGTCAACAAAGCCACTTCTGTAGAAGTTAAAAAAACGATCGCTTCGTCGAACTCTTGTCTAATATACTTTCGTTTGCATTCCTCTAACCACACCCGCTGTGCAGACTTTTGAAAGCGCCTCCGCTTTCTAAACAAGTAGGCGTCCGCTGGTTGCTCGTTACCTAGTAAAAAATCCCGTGGCGGAAACAAATAAACGTTTTTAGCTCGCCAAATTTGATTTAATCCGCTGTCTTCGTACGTAAAAAATTTAGATGCACAGACTAACTTATTGGCGCTGACACTTGATGCCGGATCGAGTGCTATTTCCCCGTCAAAAAATGCCGTCGTAGTTGCAATAACTTCTGGCGGGGAAACAAAATCGACACTAGCTAGCGGCATCGGTCAAATAATCCGTAATGTTGTCAGAAACTTCGTCAGGATTAACGATATGAATACTCATACCGCTCTCTGTCACCAGCACCACGATGGGTTTCTCTTCGTCTTCGTGTTTTTCGACGATATTTCCCAATTTGCGTAGAAATTCTGTCAGAGGTTTGTCCATCAACTCCTCAGACAAAATGATGTCTTTTTGGATGTCCGAGATTGTCACATAGCGTGAACACTTCGGATTCGAAGGGATAAAAAACAGAGCTCCGGACCCTTCATTTTTCTTGAACTCTGAGTACAAAGTCACCATATCGCCCACGATCATCTTGACCGTGTTTAAAGCGATGCGATTTTGAATTTCCGAGAATCCAAAGACGTTTTTAAATGCTTGTTTTGTTTTGTTTGAATTAAACATTGTCGTAGTTAGTGAAAGAAGCCCAAGCGTCCGTGGTTATTTGCACGGGATCGAACAGAAAGTTAGAAGTATTTTGTTCTGTCGGATCTAGCTTACAGTAATGGCGCAGTTCAACAAGGCCGGATTTACCACCTGATGTAATTCCTTGGTAGATCAGCTTGTCGATTGTTACAGGAGGCACGCCTAAGCGAGAGGCGATCACTTTCTTTGACACAAATACAGTTTTTGCTGCTTTTGTTTTGTTTTGCGCCAAAATCTGCAGCGATACATCGATGCTTTGCAGCAGACTCAGGAGTTCTCGGGATTCAATTTCCATAATTTAAGTAATTTGGGGCTGCCCCATCCCCCGGCGCCGGGCAATGGAGTTCAGTTGCCACACTCGGGAAAAGGCTAAAACCGAGCGTACCCCAATATACTGACTTTCGGCCTTTCTTACGAAAGCCAGTGACAGAAGTCTAAGGTTGGCGTAGCCATTCCGCTGTGGATAGCTCACTCATGTTTTTTAATTTTCTGTTAAATCCACTTTGCACTTTCTTTTTGATTGTTTCAGCCTCAAAGCGTGATTTGTGGTGAGCTGGATTTACACACCCAATTGTTCCGCAAATTCGTTTTAAAGCAAAGTTTCCGATGTCACCCTTATAAAAGTTGTAGTAGACGTTCTCTATATTCAGGCGTTTACCAAGAACCGTAATTGTTTTGTAAGAGCTTTTCCAACACGTATATAGGTCTCGGTTTTGAGCAGTTAGCTGCGTAAAAAGAGCCCGGAGTTCGGGCTCAACGTCCTGCAGCTGTGGTTCGCAGGCAAAATTATTTATTGTTTTCAGGCACTCCTCGCAAACCGTATCGGTTTTTATGTGATTCCTGTTACGCAGGCAAATCGTAGAGTGCTGCGAGTTGTTGTTCAAAATCAGCAGGCTCCTCTATTAGCAGTTTAATGATCTGATTCAGTTTTTTATCTAAATACTTAGGATCCGGTTCTTTTTCGTTAAGGATCAACCAGTATTTATAAGCGTTCAGAAGATACAGATGTGTCTGCCTAGCTCGCAACGCTTGAGTTTTCCACTTATCGAAATCGAAAGAGGACTGATGACGACTGTTACCTGTTTTTAATTCCAGATCTCGTATCTGAATCTGTAAGTCGATGTCTTCGATTGTGTATTCGACAGAGGAGATCTTGGCCCTGCACTCGTTTATCGAGCGTGGTTGATCATTATCTGTGTAAATCCATGTAGGAAGATTTTCAATAACGTATTCGTCATCCCACCGAAAGGGCTTCTTATCGAGTTCTGTGTTCATAATCCAAGTGTAGTTTTAATTAACGAATTGTACTCTCCATTTAGCACATACAGCGTATGCGTTTCGAAAGAGATTTTTCGTACCAAATCAAGTTGTACTAGGGATTTTAAAGCCCTCAGTAAGTTGTCCTTAGGTGAATACAACTCACTGCGTATCTCTTTCGTGGAAAGAGGTTGGCGAAATACTAACAGCTGAACGAGCTCTTCGTAAAGCCTGATTGCTGAAACTCTTTTTTTAGCAATTGTATAGTCCGAATAGAAAACGACTTTTGAAATTTTATTTTGAGCAATTCCACCACCGATTTGGTCGTTTTGCCGTTCTTTAGCCATGCTTGTACAGCCTCCAGCATTTCTGGTGTCATTTTACGCGCAGGACTTTTACCGATCATCATGTGATAAGGATTTAAACAGGATTGATCCCCGCACGAACACAGAACTTTATCTTCCGTAGTCAAGTCGCAATCAAAAAACACCTTATATATGTAGCGACGCGGGCGCATGATCTCCTCGTCGTCGACCAGGCGGTGCAAGGACTCAGGAAGATATAAGTGCTGATCAGGGTTTATCGCCAGTTTGCGGCGCCGGAACCAAGCCTGGATCAGCTTCGAACGACCAGGGTTGGTGCGGGATTCGGCAACGCAGGCAGGACAGGCCATCAGGCCGCGAATCGGAGCAGCGTGGGCCACGTCGCGCATCCGAAGGGCTATCGGGTCCTGGCGCCCGCACTGGCAGCGAAGGACACCGGTCTGCCCGTAGACGGCCAACTCGAAGTTGCCTAGCTCTCGTGTTTCGTCCGGAATGCCTCCTGGAGGCTCTGAAAGGACGGGTTCAAGGATCCCGAGGTACTGGGTTAGGAATACGGATGTACTCATTTAGGTTCACACAACGCACGGAACGCACACAGCGCACCATGTAGGTAGCTTAGCCGTTCGTGCTCCCTTTTTTGATTTTCTCCTCAATCATTAGATTACTTAACGTAAATTTCGCCTGACCGGCAAGTTTTACAGTATTTAACTGCAGCGAAATTTACGTTAGAGCATACTACTTATAATATAATTTTAAAATATATAACTAAGCACGATTTAAAACGAAATTTACGTTAAGTAAACGAGCTTCTGGAGATAGTTTTGGAACACGGTGTTTTGGTTTTTGCAGCCGTGGCAACCTGCGTACTGTCGACTATAGGGCAAGCAGTACAAAACTACGCTTTTTCTGGAATATCTGGTAATATACGAACAACATCTTCTAAGGATGGGTCATGCCTACAGCAAGCTTAAAACCAAGTGCAGCTATAGACCTGTCTGATGAGGAGTTCTGGGCGGAGTGTCGCCGCAGGGCTATGAAGTTAAATATCCCAGCTTGGCGTATAGCTGAAGAGTTTTATCAGCATCGTGAGGTTGACACCAAAGTAGATGCTGGGTAAGGTCGACTCAGTTTCAAGCTGATTATGGGTCGTCTTTGTCCTTCGCCGGAAGCTAAACAGCGTTTTGCGGATATTTACGATTATTTGATGGAGGGAAAGAGCTACGCTGAAATAGGTAAAAAATTCAATATTTCGAAGCAACGGGTTCAGCAGATTATAAAAAGCTTTGCTTCTGCCGGTCAGTACGCTGAAATTCGTAAACGTATCGAACAACGGGCACTCTCGACATTCCTAGGTAAAGAAGTTATCGCTCAGTTGAATGCGGGACACAGCTGCAACACGGTCTCTAAAAATCTGGGCTGCAATGTCAGTTTTGTAAAAAGGGTTTCAGCTAAGTTGAACAAAGAAAAAAGAACCGAGTGCGCTAGACTTTACGTTGGAGGGTAGTATTTTTAAGAAAACTAATGTCCGCGTGCGGTCACTACCCATCTCGTCATAGTCTTCACACTCCCAATTTTCGGGGGGCAGTCGATGCCCTCGTTGAATGTATTTACACAATTAGCGGCGTGGGAACAGCATCTTTCACCATCGACCCCTCGGGATATGCCGCCAATTTTGAGGGATTGGTCCAGGTCATTGAGGACCTTAACTGGACACTGAGTGGTGTTAACTCGGGCGGCGCTGTTATCGCAGGCTCTGGCATATACACCACCACAAGCGGAGCGTTTACGGTTGTTAACGCCGCCGTCGAAGGCGGATCAGGTATTTACGTAACTTATAGTGGACGATATGCGTTTATTAACGCCACTGTCCTTTCTACATCGGGTGTCGCGTTTACCGCTGGTTCTGGTTTATATCTTTCTGACGGCGGCACTAAGTTTAATTTAGGCGCTTACGGAGAAGGTAGTACAACGGTTACTTACAACGGGTCAAATGTAGCGATTAGTGGGCGCGATACACCAATAACTGTCTCCGGAAATCCGGCGCCCGGATACGGCAATGGCAGCCTCTGGTTTGATACAACCGAAGGACGTCTCTTTGTTTATGCGAGTGGAAATGGCACAGCCTACCCCGAGTGGTATCAAACAAACGCAGAAGCATTTGCAGTTAAAGGTGAAGTTCCACCTTCTGGCGCCGGTTTAAATTCCCCACCCAGAGACGGACAACTTTGGTTTAATAATTTATTAGGATCTCTATTTATTTACGACGCGACAACAAGCGGCTGGTATGAAACCGGCCCTTCGCGATCTTTTGCTTACAGTTCAACCGCTCCATCTCCTTCTGTCGAGGGTGCCGGTTGGTTAGATTCATCTGTCAGCGTCTTAAAGGTCTGGAATGGTTCAACTTGGATTACTGTATAATTCTGCTGTTTTTACTACTTGACAGTCTCTCTCATTGCACTAATCTGATCACGTTACTTTTTAATCATGGTCAAACCCAAATCATCTGTCACTCAGAAAATTGAATCTAAGCCTAAAAAAACCAAACAAGGCTCTGGAATGAATAGCAAACCTTCACATGGTCGCAAATTAATGAGGGGTCAGGGTAAGTAAACTTATAGAAGACTCTTTTTAACATGGCCCTCGTTACCTTCTTAGCTGGAGAACCGATTGATCGGTTAAATCCTGTTGTTGTAACTAGCGGGGGCCTAGTTTATAAAGCTTCTGCTTTAGATCCCAACACTTCGTACAGCACAGGTATTGCCCTTAATTCAGGATCTGTAAATAGTCAAATTCGTGTGCAAACAGACGATATTATTTCAGACTTTACAGGTTTAACTACAGGGGAAACGTATTATTTAGGCACAACATCAGGCACACTTGCGAGCGGTTATTCCGCGTGGGCGACCACTGTTGTTGACGGGTTTAGTAACGGAGCTTTTTTAAGCTCTATAGGTACAGCTTTAAACTCCACCAGTTTGGATATTGAGATCGAGCGCCCTATTTTTGTAACTACATCTGGTTTACTCTGATTAAATAGGAGTCGGGTGTTAAAATAGGGTGAGATATTCGCTATCGCCTCTAAATGACAGATCGGGCGATTTTTAACAGAAAATATACCTCATTTAATTCGGGCGGAACGACTGTTTGGCTCGTTAATGGTGCGGGAGTAACAACTGATCCGACATCGACCGTATCTTTTACGGCAGGTGAAGCTCTCGCTCAAGGAAGTTTTGTTCGGGTTAGTGGAACTTACGTTGTTAAAGCCACTGCTCTCAGTGGATTGGCTCCTGCAAACTATGCAGTAATCGGTGCCACTACGGAAGCTGCTGCGCAAGGCGGAACAGTCTCCGTTTCTACCGACGGCGTGGTTGTTTTAAGCAGCGCAAACATCACTGCTTCTGGCGTGTTGGTTCCCGGTACTCAATATTATCTTTCTAAATATTCTGGTCAAATTGTTCCTTATAGCTCGTCGTCGGGCACAGTCAGTAACTCGGGATATAATCAATATCAAGCCTTTGTTCCTGTCGGTCAGGCTGTCAGCCTTACTGAGTTCAATATTGAAATTCAACCCGAAATCGTTCTGTACGATTGACGCTATTATTTAACTAGAGGAGGTTCCAAATGGTTGTCCGCAACGCATTAGTTTTAATCAGCGGTGTTACATCGCAACTTCCTCCTGGTGATCTTGTACCGGGTCAAGATAATACTGCGCAAGCTAGTGGTAACGCTGCGCTTGTAGTTGCACAAAATGCTCTTTCAAGCGGTAATTTAGGGATTACAAATGCCGCGACTGCTCTTGCCAGCGGTAACGCAGGTATTTCGACCGGTTTAACTGCGCTTGCCAGCGGTAATGCGGCCCTCGTGGTTGGGGCCGGAGCTTTAGCCAGCGGCAACGCAGCTCTTGTTAATGCAGCCACCGCTTTATCGAGCGGTAATGCCGGTATTTCTACTGGTTTAACGGCTTTAGCTAGTGGTAACGCGGGTATCTCCACCGGTTTAACCGCTCTTGCCAGCGGTAACGCAGGTATTTCGACTGGCCTTACCGCTCTTGCAAGTGGAAATGCCGCACTTGTAAATGCTGCAACCGCTCTTGCAAGCGGTAATGCAGGTATTTCTGCAGCTGCATCAGCTTCTGCTTCTGCTAGTGCTGCCAATACAGTTGCAACTGCTGCTTTAGCCAGCGGCAACGCAGCTTTAAGTGCTGTTGGCGGAAAATACGATAAAACCGGCGGCCCCATTTCGGGTCCTGTCGTCGCTCAATCGCAGACTTTTGGTGTTCCTAGCGGTACCATTCAGGGATCTGGCGTTATTATTTTAAATTTTGGCGCCCGCGATAACTTTGAAGTCGTTTTAACGGCTTCGACTTCGACCTTAGCTTCTCCGACGAATGCTAGCGGCGGCCAGTGCGGCGCCCTTATTTTCCGTCAAGACAGCGTGGGCAGCCGTCTGCTGACTTACAGCGGTGCTTGGAGTTTTGTATCTAATACAGCGCCAACACTTACGACGACGGCTAGCGGTATAGATATGCTGGCATATTATGTCGTGAACCCTAATCGTATTAACCTTGTTAGCAATCTGAATTACGGTTCGGGTACTGTTTCATGAGCATAGTTTCGGGTCGGCAGTTATTACTTAGTTCGGCTGCAGCAGCGGCTGCTACTGGGATTTCTAGGAGTCTCAGATTCAATAGTAGTGACAGTGCCTACTTGTCCCGCACCCCCGCATCTGCTGGCAACCGCAAGACCTGGACCTGGGCGGGGTGGGTGAAGCGGAGTGA